ATAAGAGGGTGATTTTTCTCCCCAATATTTTTGTTGTTGATGATGGCATCTGGATTGACTCTAATTTCATTAGGTTCGACAAAATTTATTTTCATTATAAAATCACCATTTTTGGTATTTATTTCAGTTTTTCAATCTCCTGTTTGAGAGCATCGATCTGATCAGACTGTTCCTTGATTGCCTCAATCAGAAGTGGGACAATCTTCTCATATTGAACAGTCATGTAATCATCACTTGCTCCTGCGGGTTTAACTGCTTCTGGAAGAACTTCTTGAACTTCTTGAGCAGAAACACCAACATATGTAATATCTGTTGAGTATCCAAGTTCCGCAGCAGTTTCATTAAAGTTAAATGTGAATCCGTTCAATGAGCAGACTTTATCGAGAGCACCTGTTAGTGCAACTCTATTGGTCTTCAGGCGATCATCAGATGCGAACGCAATAACATCTCCATTAAGAGAAAGTGTATTACTAGATGAATTGTATTTAATACCACTATCAACTTTTGCTCTGGCATAATGATTTCCTGGTGCTGTTCCCTCTTGCAAGAGAAGATAATGTGGTCCCGAACTATTTCCCAAACCATTAACTCTAATATCATTTGCCTGAGAGGCAGTACCAGTTGTATCCTGGTTTAGAGTTGGGATTCTAGCTTTATCAAAAGTTCCACTTGTGATTATGTCCGCATCCAGATCACCAAGTAGACCTGAATCTAATGTTCCACTAATAGCACTAGCCTGAAGGTTGGTTAGTCCAGAACCATTACCGCTGTGACTACCAGAGAATGTAGGAGCATATAGTACATTTGACTGATAATAGAACTTACTAGTATCAACTGTTGTTGCAGTTTGTGCAGTGTTGTATAGAACACCTTTTGCAACATCAACATCTTGTGCCTTAGTTGCATTAGATGCAGTTCCTGTTAAGTTGCCCGAAAATGTACTTGTAACTGTACCAGTACATGAAAGATTTCCAGAAAGACTAAGGCTCGAGCCATCGAAATCTCCCCCATTGAAGTTATCAGCTGTAATAGTTCCCGCCTGAAAATTACCACCGCTTCTAACAACAACACTATTTCCACTTTTATCGCTGGAAGATGTGTTGAGTCCATCCAATAAATCGGCATTTAGATTAGAAACTTTGGTCGTAGATGTTACTTCAAATGGTGGATTACCAGTAGCTGCAACAGATTTAATCTGGAAAGCTGTAACTTTTCCTTGGGGACCACAATTAATATCCAGTCTTGGGTTGGCACTACCAACTGACAATCCATTCAAATATCTAATTTTAGCATCAGAAGCTGATGAGCCGGAACTTGTATCGCCAACTTGCAATTTACCAGTTTTGATAGAACCACCAGCTAATGGTTCCATCTCAATCTGTTGAGAATTGAGTTTATTAATTCTTGAGAAGGAACTTCCTTGGCAAGTAATCGTATTTGTTGCTGTTAATGTAGTGCAATTAATTGCTAATTCACCGCCCGTTTTGGGTTTCAAAGTAGTGCATTTTACATCATTGAATATTCCATCTGGTCCTACAATTTGTTGGTCAAATTCAATTTCTCTGAGTCTTGCAACAGAATTGGTGCCTTGAACTTGTAGATCTCCAGTCAAGGTTAGATTTGTGCCATTACCAGTGGTGAAGTTCAGATTCTTAATAGTTGCACTAGAACTAGGATCAGTAACAGTTAGATTATTTGTAACCTCAAAGGCAGTTGCAACACCTGTTGCAATTTTTGGTTGACTTAGGTAAGAGACAGAAGGTGCATGGAAGTTGGTGATGACACCAACATTTACGTATGCACTAGTAATAGCAACTCTAGGAACACCTTGATATGTTTCACCGCCACCTTGTGGTGGTAGTGCAACAGAACCTCCACCAGTATCATCTGGCATACCAGGACCAGTGATACTTACAATGTTTGCATGACCATTAAGTGTAGATCCTGATCTATTACCAACTGTCAGGACTCCACCAGTTCCATTAGATCCAACATTGAAATCGGTAGCAAAACCAGTTTGAACTGCGAGATCTTCAGCGAAGAACTTGCCACTGCTATTCAGAGGATCTTGTTCTCTTACAGAGATATTACTACATTTAATGTCACCCTTGAAAGAGTTAATACCAGTATACCCAGAAGTTAACTCTGAGAGAATGTCAACTTGTGCAGAAGCTTTAAATGAAACATAAGTACCAACAACTTCCATGTTGTTGAGTCTTGCTGTACCACCTTCATCAACAATGGTATAGAATCCATAGTTTTCCCAAGCAATACCTTCATCCGAAAATCCACCACTTACGTTATAACCATAGAAGTTTGCAAGTTGTCTGACAACAATTGAATCATAGGTAACACCAGAGAATGTCTGGTTAGATGCAAACGTAACAATACCAGTAACAAATAGGTGATCCAGTTTGGTGACACCATTAACTTCAAGAGCATCTCTCCATCTAAAAGTTTGTCCGTCACTAGCTCCAATAGATACTTGATCTACAGTATAGAAATTTCTATTCTTTTCTCTAGAAATAACACCAAATCTTCTCCAATCACCCTCAGCATAGATATGTCCAAGGTATCCACCATTATCTGGAATACCAGCAAATGAAAGATCTCCAGCACGAGCTGCACCAGTTGGAGTTTGAATACCAACAGTTAATAATTTGCCCTGAGGTGCATTTCCTCGTAAGAAGAAGTTCTTGGTTTCAATACCATCCTCAGAACTATTGGCGAGTTTTTCTGTGAAGTTTACGGGACCATAGAATTGTGATGTTCTATTGTTGTTATCTCCACCCTCAACTGTGATAGATTCTCTAACAAGTAATTCGTCAAATACACCCGCAACTCTTTTAGTTCCCTCTGCCTCTGCATCATCACCAGTATAAGTGAAAATAGGTGCGCCAACAACTTCTTCTTCACCAGTGATTGAAGATAGTCTCTTGTATCCAGTATAGAAGTCACCACTGTCATTCATACCAGTGTAGACAACTTTACCACCATCAAGTTCTTTCTTCTGTGCAGCAAGTGTTTCTTGGTCTGTTAGAACTCTATCCTGTTTTTGTGGCAGAGATGTGGAGTAGTTACCAGATCCATAACCAAGATATTCAAACGTATGACCAGATGCACGAAGAATAGATGGTCTACGCAATTCCATTGGTAGAACATTAATCTTTTTGATGGTTGCTCCAACAGGAGCAGATGCGTTGACTGTACCAAACTGACCACGGAGAACATTATTGATGTTATCATTGGTGAATCGCATGATTTCCGATCCAATAATGATATAATCCCCTTTCTTAAATCCTTCTATAGAAGTAAGAGTAAGTTGGGTATCTGTTGTTGTGATTGGAGAAGCAACCGTGGTAGAAATACCAGTATAGAAGTAAGATGCTCTACCAGCAAGATTGTTTTCACCCAAACCAAGAGTCTTGGCATTTGCACTAATACCAGTACCAAACAATCTGGTGTTGATTGTATCATAAGAGGTTACAAAACCAACAGTATGGACACCAACATTGAAGTGAATACTTCTTAGTGGATTGTTCTGATCAACATCATCAACGATAAAGATTTGATCATCCCAGTTAGTATTTCCAGTTCCTTGAATGGTGAAACAATTACCAGCAACTAAAGTATGGTTTGCATCAGTCAAAATCTGTACTGTGCCTGCATCTCTATTAGTAACATGGATATAGGTTACACCAACACCAATGTTTGCCAGGTGATATGATGGCAATCTTCTGTCATCTCTTTCAGTATAGTAAGGTCCAAGTCCTCTTGATTCAGGTATCTCAACAGAAATAGACTTGGAAGATGGAATATCTACGATCTTAAATGTTCCGTTCAGAAGAGGATCTGCAAAGCCAGATAAGTGCATACCATCATAAACATTATCAAATACACCAGTAACTTCAACAACAGCATCAGTCGTAGGAGATCCTGCTGGATATGCAGAGATAGTCATGGTATTTCCGATACCATAACCAGTACCACCATCAATAATCTCTACACTAGTTACAGTACCCGCAGCAGATATCTGTACCTTAGCCGATGCTTGTCTACCAGTTAGAGCAACGTTCTCAAGATCTGCGGAATAGATAACAGTTGCAATACCAGAACCATTATTGTATCCTGCTCCAGGATTGATAATACGTAACCCCTTAATTTGATTGAATCGATGTTCAGCTTTTGTAAACATCGTAAGAGTGGTATTACCTGTACCAGTAACAACTGCACCAGTAACAGCATATCCAACTTCTTGACCCTGCATGAAGTAAGATAACGCTTCGCGAGTTAGTGATCCTTGTCTATCATTGGAGACTACATTACCAATGACATTTGCATTTGCATGTGAGATAGACGCTTGTGGATCAGAGTTATAGTTATCTCTATCCTGTTGCGGATAAAGATTTCTAATGTCTTGTGAAAATGATTTGAAGGATACACCAAAACCAAGATCTTTATCTAATGGGATAGATCCACAAACTAGAGTGATGTTATATACACCATCTTGTCCAGCAGTTCCAGGAATATGTGGTTTAGATTCCTGTACTCGATAAACATAGAAAGAATCCTTAGATTTGGATCTTTCTAATGTTGGTAAATCTTCAATTTGTTGTTGTGTTGTTCTCTGGTTGTTTTCATTGAGGAAAAGACCAGGATCTGTGGTGATTCCAGTTACAGTAAATGCTTTGCTGGAAATGATATTATCGACAACATGTTCTCCGTTATATCCAACGTTAAAATTATTGAGAGGATTATTAACAGATTCTACGTTTCTTACCTTTACCAAATCACCTTCACTCAATCTGTGAGGAAGTTCTGTCTCAAATGTTAAGGTAGTATTGCTATAATTAGCTTTTTTGATAATCTTAACATTCTTAAGTTGAGTTGGGTTGGACAGATCAGCGGTCAGGAATGATGCACTACCAATACCAACAGTCTTAGATTCTTGTAGAACAAATCCAGGTTTAGGAGCACGAGCATCAACATGTTCCTTAGGCAGAACATATCTTACACGATATAACCTATCAATCAGAGATCTATTATCTACTCTACGTTTTACATAAGTGGAACCAGTTTCATTTCCAATAACACCTGCACCAATAGTTCTAAGTGCTGGGGTAATTTGGTTAAAGGTTTCACTTGGGTGACCCAAGATGTACCATTGGTTATTGACACTATCAAATTGAATTGGGTGTCCAGGATCTCCTGGCAATTTATCGTTAACTCTAGAAACTATAGTTAGTTCTCCACCACCATTAGAAATACCAGTTAAAGGTCTACGAGATAGTGCATCATTAAATGTAGATGCTAACTGAATTCTATTTGCAGCGAGATTTCCACCAGCAATAGCATAATAGATTTTATCATTTACAATACCATTTGGAGTTTCACCAGTATTGGAAAAAACTCTAATCTTTTCTCCATTGTTAAGTTGGTGATTAGTGTTAAAACTAATGACGTTAGAAATAATAGCATTAACACCAGAATTTCTGATGACTTGATATTCTTTCTCCGATTCAACACCCGTCCCAGAAGGAACCTGCATAAGAATCGGGGTTTCATAAGTCTCTTGAATAGCTTGTCCAGAGAGAGTATTTACAATAGAGAGGAATAATTTATCTCTTTTCTTCGCACCAATTCTATATGAGTCAACCTGTGCAGGTGGAACAATCTCTTCAGTGTTATAACCGAAAAGATATAGTCGATCTGTAATGCCAATACCAACCGTCTTCTGTGTGTCGAGTGTTAACCAAGATGCTGTAGTTTCATTCTTTGGAATCTCTCTGGGGGGAAGAACGTGAGTGATATATCCAACATCATCACGGTTAAATGACTCTGGTCTGAAACCACTAGACTCTAGAGCCGTTTGTCCAAAGTTAGAGTTGGAGTTAGTAATAGATGCATCACCACCTCTTTCTGCATGGAAGTGACGTGCATATGCAATAGCGAAGATAGAAACCAACTGAACAACAGCATTGTTTCTCACTCTCATGTGAGAGGTCTCAAAGGTTGGTTTATAGATTGCTCTGGAGTTTGAGTGCAGAGGTCTATCAGAATCCGATACACTTAAGTCATCGTTAAATACTGCGGTATCTGGATTATAGAGGACAAAAGCATTATCATCCTTTTGAATAGAGATGCCTGTAAACTGAGCACAAACCATGGATTTAAATCCAGTAGCTTTATCTCCATCACAATCTAACCCGTTTAGACCGAAAACGGAACGAAGAGAACAGTTGAAAACATATGGAGATGCAGAACCAACAGTATCTGGTTCAATAATTACAGAAGAGTTTTGAATTTCTTGTGGAGTTGGGAGTGCAGTAATAGGAACACTGGGAGCTAAGTATCTAAACTGTGTGTCACTAATAACTTCTTCTACTAAGAAGGATCCGTTATATGAGTTGACAGATGTTGTGATACCAGCAATAAGAACAGGAGTATCTTTGAATAATCCATGTGCTTTAGTTGTATCGACGGTAATGACATTGTTAGGAGTGTTACCATCACCGGCCTTAATAGAAGTAATGCCAACGGGGTCCGCAGCTAGGTCACCAACAATTCTAAATTCGTCTACACTTGGTTCAAAATCATCGAATGTGGGGAAGTCGGGAACTGGTCTACCCGAAGCATCACCATAAGCTTGTGCTACTTTGAAATAGAACATATCCAGGTCAGTTAGACCAGAGTCGGTTCCATTAATCAATACATTATTTACACCATCCGCATATGTAAATGCAGCAAGTTTATGGTGAGAATATGTTGGAATTTTTGTATTGCTGTCATAATCATAATATGCTGTTTTGGAAATATCTGCATCAAAGATTGTGAAAGCAGTGAAGTAACAAGTACCAGTGACACGAAGAATACCACCATATAGTTGGTTATCATTTAGAGGATCGGGTACATATAGTGGTCTCAGTTTAGTTTTGCGGAGATCTAAACCGATGATGGAAGTACCACGGGGGAGAATTGCTCCACCTTCTGTAGAGTTATACTTATATAGTTCGTTGTTTGGATCTAAAACATCAAAGTTAGTCTCGGAAGTGAACTGAGTCAGGTCAGCAGTTAGCCAACCAGCATTTTTTCTTACTCTAAACTCAGCACTTCCATTGTTATTTGTTACAGTATATCCTGGTCTGTTATCAATGTAGTGAACGCCAGGAAAAACCAGAATAGTTGTTCTGTCGATTTTGTCATTATTTTTTCCCGTTTGATATGAAAAACGAGCAGCCTCGATCAATGCTCTTTGAATAGTTTTGAAAGGTCTCGTCTGCGAGTTACCACGGTTTTCAATACTATCGGTAGCGTCAAAATCACTTGGGTTTACATATAGAATGTTACCTTCTGCGTTCTTCAGAAAATTTTCTAATCTTGATAGAGGCATCTTATCTGCTCAATATATGATTCCTTTCTGTATTTAGACAATGAAAAAACCCCTCCAACCCTAAGGTCAGAGAGGTCGCACTTCCTTCACACATACTAATTATATCATAAGAACATTACTTGTGCAATTCTTTCATGATTTTTAAACCATCCAGGAGCCATACTTGGTGCGTGAAGAATATCTACAGGGTAAATGAGCATTCTATTATATCTCATTCCAATCTCTGCTTCAATTTTCAGTGCAGAGGACATTTGAATTGTATTGAATAACTCTTCATATGTCTCAGTACATTTATTATCGGCACTCGTAATATCTTTAAATTGTTTCTCATACAATAAAGATCTTTCGAGTCCTTGTTTACCAAGGTAACTATAAAAGTTTGTGCCTCCCTCACACTCCTCAGGAGTATTTAAATAGATTACAACTCCAAATCTACTTGGGAGTTGAAATCTTAGATATGTGTCTTGATGTGGAATTAATCCAAATGGATTATTAACCAAAGTTTGGTGACTAGTGAAATTTACTAGAAACTCGGCATCATGCCAGTTAGTTTCATATGATAACTCGTCATACCAGTTATTCCAGATAGCACGGTTCCTAACAAAATCATCAACAACTTCTTTTATGTTGCGGATATCCTTATGTTTAATTGCTAATCTATCACCAAAGTCACAGTGTTCATTAATCTTACCCGCTTCGCCCCTATGTTCTAGTGCAAATCTTCTAACTTCATCTGGATTTGCATAAAGGTTATCGACAACAACACAAGTAACAGCATTTGGTCCGATGTTATCAATTTGAGCGACCTCCATCGCATCACTTAGTTCAAACATATTGTCATCCAATTCCTATTATATATGGAGAATAGGGGACTCGAACCCCTAACCCCCTGCTTGCAAAGCAGGTGCTCTACCAATTGAGCTAATTCCCCTTGTTTTCCCTCTTTTCTTTAGCTTCAAGAATATACTCAACAGTGTTCGCAACATCATCCATGGCATCACGAAGCATCGGTTGTTGACCAGAGTGTTGTTCTCTGTATGTAACACCGTTTTTAAATTCTTCGCAAAGAGTCCATCGCCATTGCAACATACTCTTAGAATACCATAGATTAATCTTCATAATACTCCTGAATAAGGGGGCATTACACCCCCACGGACTACTTGGGTAACAAGGCTAGTCTAACCCCGATCTCCCATTCAGGCAGTCGCGAGTTCGCGAGTGCGGGAGAATGCTACGATATTGTTCGCAGCGACATCAGATGTTTTTGCATCTATTGGTTGCTTATCCAAGCAGGTTTCAGTCACACTCCGTATACCCCGTCGAAACCATTGCGCCCCCATGAGTGGAAGCGAGGAGAATCGAACTCCTGTCCGAAATGTCGATGGTGCAACCTATTCACTCAAAAGAGTGAAAGCCCTCGAACGGATTTGAACCGATGACCTTCGCTTTACAAAAGCGCTGCTCTACCACTGAGCTACAAGGGCAAGGTGCGAGTAGGGAGACTTGAACTCCCACGACCTTATATAGTCAACAGATTTTAAGTCTGGTGCGTCTACCGATTCCGCCATACTCGCATAAGTGCTTCCTGAGGGGATCGAACTCTCCTTAACCGAATTATGAGTTCGGAGCATTCACCAGATTGCTAAGGAAGCACTATGTTATTATACCATATTATTGGGGTCTTCTAGGAGGATCGGACAGTTTTGTGATTGACTGCTTCTTGATAAATGCTCGAAGTTCGGGAGTTTCTTCCCACTCCCAAATTTCTTCATGACCTTTTTTGTCAATTTTTTTGAAAGTTTTTGTAGTCATTTTCCATCTCCAATAGTGTAATCTAAAACTCTGTTGATTTGGAAGTTAGCTGATCTTGCATCAACTTCAACGGCATCCATCCGTTGTTCCAGTCTCTTGAGTCTAGTAATGATATCACCCACTGCTTGACCAATATAATCAATATTGTCTAGTAGGAGTTCATTGCCATACTTGGCATTAGGTTCACTTCTAATTACCTTTTCTTCTTCCATGTTATCCTCCATAATCCATGTAGATGTTTCCTGAGATTGTACTGCCAATATTACCACTATTTACGAAATGAAGCAACATTGACGGGAAAATAATAATACTTCCTGGTCCCAGATCTGGTTTGTAGTCTGGTGGAAAAGCACGGCAATTCATACCATACTTTTCTTGAATGACAGCCAATGAGGGATTTAAGAATGATGTTTTGGATCTGACAGTTTCATAAATGATAAAACTCCATTGACATACTGGATGAATATGTGGATCCTGATAATCACTCTCCTTATATACATTCCTCCAGATATGTTCAATGCGAGGATTCATAGCAATTAAACCCTCAGGACCAAGATTTCTCTCAATAACATTGACTAGATGCTGCATAGCATCTTCACTAATATCTAGTTTGGAATCAAACGACGTTGGAGTTTTTGAATCCCAAGTTTCTTTAACTTCTCCATCTTTACATGGAGGAACTTTGAATAGTTCTAAATCAATAGTGTCTTCAAAGATTGGAATAGCAAAGATTTCTTTTTTCATTGTCTAGTAGGTAAGGGATCCTTTCTCATAGTTTTATATACTAGAGTTGCTCTAAGTCCTCGGTAATATTCTCCATTGGGAGGAGCACCTCTATGTGGAATATTACCTTTGAAGAAACATACTCTTCCTGGTTTTGGTAGAACTTCTACAGTTTCTCCATTATGTTCAATAATAGTTGGACCACCCCATTCTGGTTCCCATCTTTTATTTACATAATAGATCCAGCTTAATCCATTGTCACAACTACAATCCTGATGAATAGTAGTGTCATGAATATATTGTTGTCCATTTACTAGGATTTCTCCCAGTTCTAAATCGAAATCAATAGAACCTACCACTGCATTATACAACATTCCGTAGGCACTGTCACTTGCAGATTCTGATCTAGGTGGATAAATTGATTGTTTGAAACAAGGAACTTCAAAGTCGAAATCGGCACCCTTATCATAATCCCAATCTGGAGTACCATCTGGTTTACTTTTATGACCACTACAGAGACCATATTGCCATCCAAATCCATGCAGGATTGTTTTGTCTATGTGATGAACAAACCACCATGGAAATAGATTATCGATCACAAAGATCTCATCTTGTGCCAGATCATATTTTGAAAAATCTAGAGGTTCTTTAGAACAGTCAATATGTATCATAATGAATGTACAAGGTAATTTTATTTAGAATCAGTCCGCAAGGAGATCTTTCCAATTCAATGATTCTAACTCATTTGATTCTTCATTTAGAGTTGATTTTTTGTTATTAATAAATCCAATGCCCTGTTGGAATGACCAAGCTGCGGTTTCCTCTTCATTCCTAAGTCTTCTCAATGCCTTTGCACCTTCAATATAATTTTCAATGATAGGAACATTTTTATCGATAACTACTTGAAGAGCAGCTTCTGCATTAGTAATTGCGGTGTCTAAAGATCCACAACCATTCAATGACGGATTTGTTGGACTAATTGAAGTATAAGTAATACTTACACTTGCTCCTGCGGTATTCCCAGAACCAACAACGGCGGTTTGGCCTATTGGAGCATAAAAGGTATCCGAATCTTCCCCATCATTAACAGTAAGTTGTGGCCATTGACTATTTCCAATCCAATATGATGCACGTCCATTACCTACAGGGGGTTCTGGGTGAACTGGTTCATCACTGTATGGTGGATCTGGATCATATCTTTGTTCATGCCAACTGTCCTTTTTATTTTCGACTCCATTATTAATCAGATCAATTTTGTGTCCTTTTCCGATATCGTTGCCTTGTACAATACCAATTTCTACTGGATCAATAGGACTTGCTGTCGCATTAAATTCAATATCACCAACTTCAGGAGGTCTAAGAACCAAAAGACTATCGCCCTCCACAGCTTTAGACACTGGTCCAGTGCTAATAAAAATAGTATCATATGTAGAAACAATTCCAACTTGGAAAGTATGATTTTCTGTAGTTCCTAGAGATACATTATTAAGAACAACAAAATCAATATTAATTGTGATTTGCGTTGTGATGCCAGATGCATTAATTACATCTTGTGATATGGTTGACACTCCAATACTTTGAATATATGAACCATTAGCAACATATCCATTTCCACTCCGATCATAAACAAAATCTCCAACCCTGGCTACTGTAGCAATGCCTCCCACAATACCATCGAAGTAGATTTTGTTGTCTGCAGCGGTGGTAAATCCAGTAAGGTTTACTCTTCTCCCAGGGTAACTGGTAGTTCCAAAACCAACAATTTTTGGCAAATCTCCAATTTGAAAATATTCTGGCTGCCTGAGGTCATCAGTTATAAAATCTCCAACCTTTACTGTTTTTTTCCCATTAGAAAGTTGTTTTGTCTCAGCATCTGTAGTTTCAAAATATGTCGTTCCAGATCCTCCAATTGGTGCGGGATTTTGTGGAATAAGAACAACAGCAGTTGAAAATAAGTCTACATTGCAGTTAGGCAACGTGTCTGTTACGTTAGCACCATATTCGATATTTTTCGGATATCTAAAGTATTTCATACCATAGTACCCAAGAAAATCATATACTTCTGGATTTTTATCTACTTTGTAGATAGTATATTCGTCGTCATCATCAAAACTTAAGGCTTGGAATTTGGTTGGTTCTTGTTCAACCCAGGCCAGATCACTTCTACATCCAGCACTAATTCTTGCAAGATATGCATCTTTAACTACATTGATAGCATCATTAAGTTCTTCAATTAATCCAGGACTCTTATTATCTATTTTGGTAATAAGTTCGTCATATTCGTCAATAATTGCATCGACAAGAGCCAACTGTTCCTCAAGTTGATCCAACTGAGAATCCTGTTGATCTCTTTGTTTTCTGAGTCTGCTTACAATCTTATCGGGATCCGCTGCTGTAGCCATTATCCATTCACTCCTTGTCTATAATCATAATGATAACCAACGATAGAACGTTGATCTCGTCCAGGATAGTCCTCAATCCTTCCTTCATACTCAACCACGATCTTATCAACATCTTTTCTTTCACCAAAGACCACATAACTACAGTTTACTGCGCCACCCCCATTATTTAGCACCTTAACCCGAGTGCCCCAGTCAATAATTTCATAAGACAACTCTTGATATACACCAATAGGAGTTAACTGAACTGTGATTGTTTCCGAGTCAACCAATCCTCTCCAATAGTCTGGAAGATCAATATAATTACCTCCCTGAAGTTGACCACGATAATATACTGCAGCTTCAGGTCCTTCAATGCAAATGTGTGTTAGTCTCCAACCTTTCTTGGTTGGATGGTGCATATCAAATCCTTTTGGTGGAGATGCCATTGCGGCGTTAATAGCTGCTGTCAACCAAGCGCAGTTAATTGTCCCACCAACATTCAATGCTCCCGCGATAGTAAATGTCGCGTTATTAACTCCCGTTGCATTTCCAACATCCAACGCATTTTTTACATCAACACCATTCTTAAGACTTAAAGCATTTTTGATAGTTGTCCCCAATTTGGTACATAATCCAGTAAATGAACTAACGGCCAATACGTTTAAAGAACCAAAAATATTGGTAATGCCAATGACTTCTAGAGATGCGGGTGCAGATACTCCAACTGGAGGACCAATCATTACAGTGGCTCTAGGTGCTCCAACAGAACCGTTTAATCCAAAATATGCTGGTCCATTACACACCAATGTTCCAGGAAAGACTCTAGAAGTAGCATCTAAGAAGGATACATCTAAAGCTCCGATGATTACTTTATCACCGAACATTCCAATAGATCCTGTAACTGCCATATTGCCTCAAATAAAATCCTTGAATTTATCGAGAAATTTTAAAATTCCTCCAAAAAATCCACCTTGAACGATATCGGTCTGTGTTCCACCTTCATTAGATACTCCACCAGTAGTCTCAACGAAAGCGCCACCTACAGACAAGTTATTTGTACCAAGAATATTTACATTAGTTCCTCGAATATGAGTTACCGCACCCTTAAGATAAATGTGTTTTGCTGATACTAAAGTAATTTCACCATCACCATCTTCCGCAGATAAACGAATATTTCGACCTTTTAAGATAATATCGCCATCTTGAGCGTCAATTAAAATATGTCCAGATCCTGCAGTGAGAATCTTTGCATAATCATCTTCTGTAGTTCTCTTAAATCCACAGATTTCATAAGAAGTTCCATTACAGATGCTCTTATAATAGCCATCTTTGTAATATGCAAACCCCTGTCCCTCATCAGTTATGATGGAAACATCGCTTGTCTTTCCTTTCAATTCACCATCTTCAATCAAAACCCCAGATTCAATTCTGAATCCAGGATAATTTCTATAATATTCTAATGTGGTTGTTTCCTGTGTCATTAAATACAGTCGATAACGTGAATAACGAGAGATTGATTGATTTCTAAACCAATGTCTCTTGTTAGATTTGGATCATATGTGAGGACAGGTCGTATATCTGCTCCTGTCCCAGTATTGGTATTTATCGTGATATTTGGAATTCTATCGAATTTATGATTACAGTCTCTAAGTTCAACACCAATAATACTTCCCGCTGGAGTTAAATTCAGACCAAACGTACATCCATTAACTGCAATCGAATCACCTGACGTATATCCAATTCCTGGTTTGATTGGTACAAAACTTGTGATAATACCAGTTGCTGGTGCTGTTGGGTCAGCAGTTGATCTTGTAGAGAAATTATACTCAGTAGTGTTTCCAATACCAGCGAACACATTGTTAGCTCCATCAAGAAAAGTTCCCCTATCAATATTAATAAAATACTCAGTAGATGGTTTTAGATCTATAGTTGGATTAATAACAATGGTATCAATTGTATTGAACTTGACAATATCTGGATCAGTAACATCAATTCTTTCATGCAATTGATTGCTTGTCAATTCATAAATTTTGATTGATCCAGTTCCTCTAGAAACTGGTTCGCTGAATGTAATTCTGATATTAGTAGATGTTGAAATTCCCGTATTATTATCTGCTGGATTGGTGAAGATAATAAACGGTGGATCCAAATCCCGAGTATCAGGATCTGGAGTTACAACTGTACCATCTTCACCATCATCTGGACCAGGCCCTGGCGGCGGTGATGGCGGCGGTGATGGAGGCGTTGAAGGCTCGCCGGGATCGATCACCACTGGATCAAAGTTTGGACAAAAATATTCTTCTTGTGTTTTTTGATCTACCCAGAGAAATCCCTGTTCTCTAATAATTCTTGGTTTTCCTTTAAATTTCTTTTGTCTAAGTTTAGCAACTTTTTCACACTCATTGGAGAATGGATCTGGATTCAAAAGATCATTGGGATCATTTGGAATAAAATCAGTATCATCATCTGGTGGTTCTGGTGGTTCTGGATTCCCAAATGGCGATGGACAATAACCAGACCCAGGTTCCAATAGGAAAATTCTACTTAATCTACCACGATCATCGATTTCAGATTCAGCAATTGCACCTCCGCCAAATCTTGTCTTATCAATAATGCAAATTTTTGGAGGATTTTTGTATCCTCTACCCCTCTTAGTAATTTCAATGCAAAGAATACTTCCATCAACATCCGAAATGACTGGAATTGCTTTTGCTCTCTTATCGCATCTTCCAACAATTTTGACTTTAGGGGGTAGACACTTAGTGAATCGACTTCCTTCGGGAACGGTATCGGAAAGGTCATCCTGATCTGTGGGATTTTGAGTTCGATTGTTACAATCAACAAACTGAGATATATTTCCACCCAGAAGACTCAAGAATGATAAATTTCCATCGCCTGCAGCAGCATCTAAATCATTAAGATCAATATCCAAATCATTTGTCTTAATAATTGTGACATTATCTAGAACATTAGAGATATTTCCAGCAGCTTTTGTAGACAGACCCCAACCCTGTGACCAATCATCATAATCCTTACACTGCAAATTATCACAAGAAAGGAAGCTCATAATCATATTAATATATCCACTTACCTTACCGAGCAGACTCCCAACACCACCCATAGCACCAGTTAACCAGTCCAAACCATCTATAATTGGTTTCATTGCATCATTAATGGCATCGGTCATCTTTGCAACTAACGTTGCTACTGCTTGTTCTACACCACAAACAGATGCACCAATAGTTTTATCGACCAATTCTTTCAAGAATCCAAAAACATAATCAAAAATATTGATTCCTAGTTTTTCCAAAATACAAAAGAGAATATCCATGATTCTCTTTAAAGCTGCTGCAACAGGAGATTTCTGTGGTTCTGGTACAATCAGACCAACAAAATCACGAAATCTTTTGTTTAGGAATTTAAAGATTTTATCACGAACACTATTCAGAATCATTTTCATTGCGCCAACAATGATTCTGGATGCTCTACTTACAATTCTTCTTACGTCCGCAACAAAGTTTTGTGCAGCATTAATATAAGTAGAACCAAATTTTTGTAAGGAGTTGATAGTTTTTAAGAAACTACCTATTGCATGAGTAATTTTGGAAATAGCATCATTTTCACAAGCATTTGATCCACTATGAGGTCCAAGAGATGCGTTTCCAAATATTTGACTAGAAGACTGCACTTTCCTTCTAACACCCTCCACATCCCCCACAGAACCAGTCTGGGGGTTGGCAGAGGTTTGAGTTGCATTTTCTGTTGGAGTACCTACAGTCTTGTCTCCTATTGGTGGTAGAGTAGTTGGACCTATCTTCTCTCCAGCAATTTTGCCAGTAAAAACACTAAATCCAGCAGATTTTTCTGCTTCAATTGCTTCTTTGGAGATTGTATTTTTGACTCCCGTCAAATTTCTTTGTAGAGATCCAAAAATGACTGGTTGTTGTGCATCTTCACCATCAAGGAAAAAACCAAAAACTGTTTCTCCACCCATCATGGAACTAGTTTCGCCAAGACCGCCTTGTCCAGAACCCGATGTTGGAGAGGACATGACATGAGCCCAAGGCAAATCCTTTTCTTCTAAAGTGGCTCCATCAAATGGGTGATATCCAATGATTCTTACTTTACATCTATATGGCCACCCTGTTTCAGGATCGGTAGATTCGTCACGCCAAACCCGTGGATCGGCAACTCTGCCAATCCACCAGATAAATCCGTCTCTACCAGCATACTGAGTTTTTAATAAAGAGTGGTCAATCATTATTAGTCTTCATAAATTCTGCATTCGTCCGATTCTGGAAAATCTTCACAATATAATTCCAGATCGGTAGGATCGTGATGATCACCTGATTCGATTTCTTTTTTATGATTTTCTACATAACGTTCCAACTGATCCAATTGATGTTCAATATGGCGACGTTGCTGTGGAGAAGTTGTAGGATTCTCAAGAATCTTTTTATCTTCTTCGATGTGCTTTTCGATGTTTTCCATGAGTTTTTTAGTGTGGAATAATTATATTCTATATGAATCTCGGACTAAATTCAACGATGTTGTGTTTTGACCACCAGCGACATCAAAATGATGTCTTAAACTTCGGATCAAATAATTACCACTTGATTCCTTGTCAACTGGTTTTTCATCACTAGAACTTCCTGGTCCGACCGTTGGGAAAATTAAACGAATAATATCACCAACTTTCAAATTGACATTACATGGCACTACAATATTTAGTGACTGTGTGAAAAGCAAATTATATCTAGAAAATGATTTTGCCATATCAGCGTTATCTCTACCACTATCTTCTCCAAAATCTTTACTAATCATTCCAGTATCACCTATTCTAACCAGAATTCTAGAAGCCTTTTCAGAAATTTCGTCTATAGGCAATCCTTGGGTTCTCCCCAAAGAAGGATCAAAATAATCTTTGATTTTATAAGAAAAAGCGTCGAAATTCCAGTCATATGGTTCGTAAAAATATGTTAGGTTTGAATATAATCCAACTCTCAAATTTTTAATGAGATCCGTATTTTTGTCCAAATATGAGTGGATGATTTTAAACGTAGAATCTCCAGCTTCTATAATATCGGTTTTTTGATATGTGATAATATCTTTTTCATCTGCAGACAACAATTCTTTGGTTTCAGAGCAAAGAGATTCAATTGATTTGAAGTGAAATCCTTCTTGATTTTCAAAAAAGAAAAATCCAGAAGTTCCTACAGCTTCAGCATTAGTCCCTTTTCCAGAAGTTCCCATTACTTGAGCAGTATTTGAGAACGGAACTGCTTTTGGTGCTAACCATGTGCAGGTATGAAAGGGTTTCTTCTGATTACCAATAAAACCATATGAGTTAGCAGTATTCTCAACAAATATTCTTTGACTATCGACAGATAAAGTATTTGTTAAAATGGACTCCACATGAGTAGATATAGGAGCCTTGTTAAATTTAGTAGAACACCTTGTTACTTCATTATCAAGAACCGATTTTGTTGAGCAAGATAACGTAAAACTTTCTGTAGAATCTTTTGTGATAATATCTTGAACACTCGTAACATATAATGGAGTATTATTAGATTCATTAAATTTAAGGTTGCCCAATGAAGTTTGTATGTCTAAATCAAGTCTATCCAGTCCCCTAATTGGTAAAGTTTGATATAAGTTATCAGTATCAAAACACTTCACATAACATGTCAATGAAGGACTCAATAAATCCTCATAGTAATCAATACTCTCAATTGCTCTAGAAAAACTATATGAATTACCAGATTCTGGACCTGTTAGATATGCTTCTTTTATTTGAATCTGTTGAAGTGGAGAACTCATGATCCTGATAATTGTGTGAGTAAAATGGAAGAAGCCATTGAAGATAAATCCGAACCAATATAAACCATGCCCCCACCAGAACTAGATGGTCTAGAACTATATTGTGGGACCGATCCTTTTTTATCTGGCAATTGATTATTTGTTATGATGGTATTATTTACCCTGTTGGGTCTATTATATGATGGATAGGTTTCTACGGAAGGTCTTTCGCGTTTAGTAGGATTTGCTGTCGATGGATCGGTAACTATAGATGGACTTGGGGTATTGGGTGAAGCTGGACTTAGGGTAGGAGTTGGAGTTGGAGTTGGAGTTGAAGAGGCAGTTGACTGTTGTTCTAATTTTTCTGCATATGTTACGAATCTTTTTTCAAATTCTTCTCTGCTAATTTGTTCTCCATTTGGATTAAAATATTTGTCTTCTGGCATTTTAAGCCAGTTCGTACCAAACACATATGTTCCAACTTCTGGTATTCTTACCTTCTCATCAACTCTACTCATGTCTCTAGAAGATTTCAATTCTTCAATCTGTGTTGCTAACTCTCTTAACTTCTTTTTGGATTCTTTTGCATTTTTTTGTGTTGGTATTACTTGTGTACTTGGAGTAGCTTTTGGTGCTTCACTGGGATCTGGGATTTGATTTCTTGGTTTGAGTTTTGTAGCATTATTTACATCAGCAAAAGGAACCTTATGCAATCCACCAAGAAATTTTCTAGCTTCTGTTTTCTTTAAGACAGTTGAAGTTCCTGGTCTGTATAGTTCTAAATGTAAGTGAGTATCTTTATATTGTGTTTTTGCTCCACCCAAAGGAACGAGAGTTCCAATAATTTGTCCTCGTTTTACAGTTTCTCCAGGTTGAACACTTGGATTCATATGCAAATATCTCGCATCTACTTTTAAATCGGGATGATTAATCATCACTCCAGCTAGATATGCATCTCTCTCATTGTTAAATGGCTTTTCCAAAACCACGCCATCATGCATCGCAACGATTGGAGTCCTAGGATTTGGCCTCCACTTTCCATTTTTCATTGTCTCGGCCATATCAGTTCCCCAATGATACTTTCCATTTCTCATCCCAACGTCAGAACTAATACGGCTTCCTCCTGGGAACGGATGCAATCCACCCCCTCCATATTGTGCAGCATTTAAAATCCCACTTGTAGGAATAACTTGTGATGGAACAGCGCCTCGAGCAGCTGGGCCAGCTGGACGTTTGATAGATAATCCCTTAGTGAAAACCCCCCTTGAAGCCAACATGTCAAAAGTAGCTACATATGAAGCAAAGTTCTGAAGGTCTAATTTACCTTGGGGCTTTCTTTCTGTCCACTCACCAGCATCAAAGTCACTTGGTGTCCTTGGAGTCAAGTTTTTACCATATGATTTAGTTTGTCCTGTTTCTAAGAAATAGATTTGTTCGTCTACTTCTTGTGCAACTCCAGTAATCCAATCCCACCATTTTAGATTCTTTTTCTGTTCATATAGTGCTCTAAGTTTTTCTTCTCTACTTCCAGGAGTTTTTGCAGTTTTTCTTTCCTGCTCATTAATTAGTTCTGGTACTAAGGCAGGTAACCATGCTCCAGCAGTGGTAAAAATTGTTCCGACGGCCAGAGGCGTAAGTATTCGAGATAATGCTGCTTCAGTAACAGTTCTGAATGGATTTGGTAATCCTAAAGCAAATCCACCCCTTTCGTGTTTTCCCAAGACAGTTAAGTTCAGCGTCTTGAGATATTTCATTCTGTTTCGACTAGGAAACTTGAAGTTTCTCAGCTTCGTATCATTTCTTCGTATAAACTTGCTAAATTTAACGATTACTTTTTCGGTATCCTCGACAGGACCCCGTATACCTGATGCTACTGCTCTAATGTTAATTGGTTTAGTCATTATGCATCAACAATATTGTAAACAATTCTGGAGTACATGAGATGTATATTGGACTGATCAAAAGGAACTAGAAATGGAATCGTAGCACCTTGTCCATCGGGAATTTTATCTGGTACACCATCTTGACTTTGTTGTTGAGATCCCATATTTATTGGAATGATATTGGTCTGGACATCTTCATCAGTCAACATTTGAGATGGAACTTGAGCGATTTCTCTGGAGGACTGTTCCCTAAATTGAGATCCACCACTGTCTGGGGCCAACATATTTGCATAAGTTTGATATGCGGTCTTAAATGTGGATTCAAAATTGGCAGTATTTACATTTGGTTGACTTCCACCAGGAAGAGAGGGCCATCCCATATCAACTGCGAGTTTTGGAACTACATCAGACATTAAATTTCCTTCTTGAATAGATTTTACTATTCCAGCTTCACCCCCTTTTCCACCCATACGAGAATATACCTGAGTTAGATATGTCCTCATCATTCGCATTTGATTTTCTTTCGTAAACTTATCTTTATTCAAATCAAGTCCAGCAGCTTTTGCCGTTTCTCTATGAAAATCTGGATGGAATTGATATGCGCCAATTCCACCAGTCGTTGTTTTTCCCTTACCTCTATATGACTCTCCAGTTTGAAAAGCTTGCTCAATAGTCATGTTTTCTAAATTCACTCCAGGAATTACTCCCTGACCTTGAATAGAATTTGCATCACCTTCACCAGCAGAAACTGCATCCATAAGAGCAGATATTTCTGGAGGGGTATTTGGCAATGTGATTCCACCACTAGAACTCATTGGTTGGCTTACTGGTATGCTGGTGGACTCTCCAGGAGGCGAAAGAGAAATTCCATCGCCAGAAGAATCTTTTTTTTCTCCATATAGAGCTTTCTCAATACTAGATAAAATAGCACCAAACTTTCCAACAGTTTCATTGAATAGTTCAGTATTAATTTCTTCGCCTCCAGTTAAAGACTGTTGTTGTTCAACACCTCCCATAGGGGGTGGAGTTCCACTAATTTCTCCTCCCTGTGGCGGAGGTCCTTCGTCATTGGCTTTTTTTATTTGATCCCAAGTAATTTTTGCAGCATAAGCAGCAGTGGCTGCAAGAGCAAGAGTTTTGAGTCCCCTAAGTCCCATACCAGGAGACTTACTATTGCCTAAATTCTTTGAAGCAGTAGCTAATTGATCGATTAATTTTAATAATATATCTCTAGACTGGAAAATAAAATCAAAAGTTCTCTGCAGAGGAACCATTAAGCTCTGCAAATTCTGTCCGAATCTTTGGAGTTCGTCTAATCCTCCTCTAAAAATTCTAGAGAGCAACTCATTTGGATCAAAAGCATTAACTTGCGTTTCGACTCTTTCCGCAATCCTAGGAATGAGTCTATTGACTTTATTCTCTACAATTTGATTAATTCTATTTACATTAACTCCCTCATATTCTTGTTGTGGTTCAAGAGATTGAGATATATTCTGTGCAGCACCTAAGAGTGGAGATCCAGCAGCCTTTACCTTTGACTGACTAGCAACTCCTTTCTTATTCCTTCCAAAAAAATCTGTGGCCCCCTGAGAGGCACCCGCACCCCTACCAAAGAAAGCTCCAGGACGAATCCCAGATATTCTTGGCATTATTCGTGGGGTAATAGGACTACGCATTACGTCTCGCCGCTTCTGCTTGTTTGCGTTTCAAATTCTCTTCTTCAATGTGTGCTCTTAGGAGACCAACGTAAATATCTCTTTCCCAAGAAACCATATTTTCAATTTCAGTCAAAGAATATTTATGGAACTGCATTAAAGCAAAGTTGATTCGGTAATATGCCTCAAGATCAATATGAGACATAATTAAGCGAAAAAACTTGATAAACCCTCCAAAACGACAGTATTTTCTTTCTTGGTTTTGGGATTTATTACTTTAATTTCATGACGAAGTTTGGGCATTGTTTCAAAGAACTTTTCAATTTTCTTAAATTGTTCGGAGGTTAAACTTTCTACCCAATCTCTTAGTTCTTTCTTTGAACACTCAGAAGCAGACCACATATCCTCTTCATTATAAACCTGTTCAATACATGAACAGATAATATTGAATGATCTTTCTACTTCATCCTCTTCCGTGGACTTAACATTGAAGTTTGTATCAATGAATTGTCCCATGGTAGGATATTTCATTCTCAATACATACCCCTCTCCAAGCTCCAAATCTTGAGTGTGGTCTGGATGTCTATCGACTTCGATGGTGTCAATGGGCAAGGAAACAGGAACTTGGGTTTCTCCATCATCACCACAAGTAACAATGATATCTACCGACTCTCCTACAGATTTTCCACGAATATTCAGAAACAAATATTCAATATCAAAACTAGGAAGATCTTCAATCTTAAGTCTAGAAATAACACATTCTTTTAAGACTTGTTTTACAGCATTAGTAATTTGTTTAGTATCTTCACTTTCAAGAGCTAAGATTAGAATTTTTTCCTCTCTTACAAGAAATGGTCTATACTTAATTGTTTTGCCTGTGGAAGGCAACACCAACTCATATTGGGATGTTGTAATTTTGGGTAAAGGCATGACTAGTAGTTCAGTTCATAAAAGTATTTATTAGGTCAAATCACCGACTTCTGCACCATCAAATCCAGTAACTATAGTTGATCCAAAAGTAGTATCACTGGTTAAAAGTTGACCATTAACTAACCAATTTTGAGTCAGTGTATCTGGACCACTTTGGAATTCTCCAACTAGTGTGCCCGCATCTATATTGACGCCACCAGGTTTTGCATCTCCAGCAAACAATGCGGGGAAAGAATTTGCAGATGTTTGATTGTTAACGACCTGTTTTCGAGATTGAATGATTACTTTTCTATCATATCTCATACTAACAGTAACCTTCAAAAGTTGTCCAGCATCATATGTAAGGGGGATACTTTCGATATTTGTTGGAAAAGCAGACTTAAATGCATATGTTATATTATCTCTATAATCTCGTTCAAATTTAGTAATAGCAATATCTCTCTTATATGTAGATGGATATCTAAATCTATACATTACACTTTGATTTAGATGAGATTCATATCCACCAGGACTGGCACTGGTAAGTTGATTTGGAGCATAAATTGGATTCATATAATTAACCCACTCCTCAAATAATCTAAGAGTTTGATAATCTGATCCTACATAGAATGTAAATGCCATTTCCATGTCTCTTCTGGGACCACTAAATGACTCATACATTCCCTGAACATCTCCAAAAGTTTCAAATGGAGTCATGTTTGTTCCAGGAATAAATGTTTCGGAACACAGAAAATCAAACCTATCTGGGTCAGACTGATCAAACACTCCAGCACTAGTCAACCAAGAACTCAAATCAGCGGAAGGATTACCTAAGTTTTTTGCTAAAAGTAAAGATATTTTATAGGTGTTGGTTGTTGATGGTGATTGAAGTCTAGACGCAAATGTAGCATCATTAGTATTTACTTTTGCTGAGCTACCAAGTATATCTTGAAGTTGTTGTATGAAGCTCATCTAAATAATTTTATGATCTTATATACTATGTATATGTCTTATAAAGGAAAATATAAACCAGAGTACCCCAAAAAATACAAAGGGGATCCCACTAACATCATTTATCGATCTTTGTGGGAAAGAAAATTTATGAGATATTGCGATCTAAACGAAAGTGTTCACCAGTGGCAATCAGAGGAGATTATCATTCCGTACAAATCTCCCATTGATAATAAAATTCATAGATATTTTCCAGACTTTTTTATCAAGTATATTGATAGAGAAGGCAAAAGAAGATCAGTTGTAATTGAAGTGAAACCAAAACGACAACTGAAAATGCCAGAAAAGAATCCAAAAAAGAGAACCAAATCCTGGGCTCATGATGTTCATAACTGGGTAATCAATCAGGCTAAATGGAAAGCTGCAGAAGAATACTGTGCGGATAGAAAATATGAATTCAGAGTGATGACTGAAGACGATTTGGGGATATGATTGCACAAACGATTATAGAACAAGCTGGTAAAAAAAGAAGGAGTGGAGATTGGTACATTTCTGCACTAGAATCAGCATTATCAGCCGTGCAAGATCCAGACATTAGTGAAAGTGATACTGGGGGAGTTGCTGTTGGAGACCTCATATTCTTTCAATACGGTGCAAAATTTCCAGAAAAATATGAATTCTGGGATGTTCAACCACTATCATACGTCATTCAATTTTATTCAGATGGTTTTTTGGGAGCAAACTTACATTATATAAATCCAGACTATCGAGACGCAGTTGCAAAAAGCTTAATAAATAGCAAGGGCGGTGTTACTGTGCCGAAAAACTCTATACATAGATACCTATTTTCTGGTATTGGGAGTTTGTATAAAATTCCAAAGAATGAAAACTGGGGTGATATTGCTCTTCTACCTACAGAGAAGTTTATTGATAAACGAGGTATGAAGTATCCTAAACACAGAGCATATTCTTGGAGTAAGTAATGGCATCACGAAACAAAATAAAAATTGAACCTCCTGTTACCCAAGTAGTTGATGGTGTGACAAGGGAATATGTGATTATAGCCGAATATGCACTAGATAAACGTGGAAAATCAACCAAAAAAATTACACAAGTAAGAGCGTTTCCAATTGATAATGAAGGCAGACAATTAAAAGGTGCCAAGCCTCTATACAGAAATGGCGAGTGGTCTAAGAGTCAGATCACCACACTCACAGAACAACAACAAGAAGATTTTCATAGAAAAATACAAATCGCAACGAAACAATTAGCTGTTCAATCCAATAAAACCATACCTAGTTGGGCGCAAATTGCTGGAAGTGATGTTCTTGAACCCATAGCACCAGGACAAACACCCACTGGAGCTGCAAGTGGCATACAGGGTGCGATAGATGGTGTAACGGGTTTATTTGGTGGATCTAATCAAGAAACAGACGCTTCCTCCGATGACAACTTTTTTCAAAAGGGTCAACAGTTTTTAACAACTATTGGAACTGAAGGTTTATTTGGATTAGTTAAAGATTATGGTTTACAAGGAAAAAAATTTGATACTAATCTTGATGCTTCGCTTCTTAATGGGTATCCTGGTAATATCCTGACATATCCACAAAATATGAACCCAAATCAGGATGCACTGAAAATAACTTGTTTTAGATACAAACCTCCATATGCAGCTCCTCTCCAAGAAACAAGCATAGGAAATGTCAAAAGAACTAGTCCATTCAAAGAAAGATTAGGATCTATCAAACTTCCAATGCCCAATTCAATTGTAGATGGAACTTCTGCGGGATGGGAAGTTGACTATATGGGAGATATTCAATTAGGAGCAGCTCAACATATTGCTAAAAATGCGTTTACGTATGGGACCACTGGACTGGTCCAGAAATTAAACCCACTTGGAATCGGAAATCTAGTTGGTTCAGCAGCTAAATTGGCAGTTTATGGATCCATGATAGGAAATGGCAATGAGGCCATAAAAGGAGCACTTGGAGCAAATATTGTTAGTATGTTAGGTGCAAATTTGGGATTTGATATTGGTGCAGATCAAATTCTAGGAAGGGGTGGTGGAATCATCTCCAACAGCAACGCAGAACTAATGTTCAGGGGTGTGACACTGAGAACTTTTGAGTTTGCTTACACTTTAGTTGCCAGAAGTTATGCAGAGACTCAGGCTATCACTACAATGATTAGATGCTTTAAACAATGGTCAGCTCCAAGAAAATTAACTGGAACAGAAGACGTAAATCAAGGACCACAAGCAGGAGGAGCTTCGTTCTTCTTGGGAACACCAAACATTTTCCAATTACAATATTTGACAGGTGGTACTCTGAATAAACATGTCAATAAATTTAAACCATGTGCATTAACGAGTTTTTCCGTTAACTACGCTCCTGGTGAACAATGGATGGCCTATGACCAAGGGGCCCCTGTTAAAGTATTTCTAACATTCAGATTTTCTGAACTTGAACCTATATACAATACTGATTATACTCAAAATATTCCCGAAGAAAGAGACTCTTCTTTAGGGGGATTGGGCGATTTAACTCCAATCGGACTTTTCGACGTAGGTTACTAATGGCTGGTTATTTCTCATACTTACCAAACATAAGATATCTTTCCAGATCTCTTGATAGAAGATCTATTCAAGAAACAAATGATGTAAAAAACATTTTTAGGAGAGTAAAAGTACGGGAAGACCAGGCTTCCGTGGTCTATGCTTTTGATGACTTTTACATTCCTGGCGATACGAGACCAGATCAGTTAGCGGAAACTTATTATGGTGATTCAAGGTATGATTGGGTTATCTTAGTAGCAAATAATATCATTGACATTCGTAATGAATGGCCTATGGATGATCTAACATTTAGAAAATATTTGATAGAAAAGTATGGTTCAGAAGAAAAAATTGGAGAAATTCATCATTATGAAACATCAGAGCAATTGGATGACTACTCTAGAATAGTTATTCCAGCAGGATTAATTGTAGATTCAAATTTTGATATGTCTTATTTGGAAAGAAATCCAGGAAGGGAACAAGAAATTACATATAGTGATATCGCATCAAAGATACCTAATGCTACAACTGTTGACGACAATGGCACTGCACGGGACGAAAACGGAAATATTCTTAAAAATGTCAAAATTAGAGAAATAACAAATTTTGAATTTGAGTCTCAAATAAATGATAACAAGAGAATCATTGTACTTCCTAAAAAATCATACATTCCAACATTTGTTAGTGATATTGAAAAAATTATGGCTTATGACATAAAATCTTCCGAAACACTATCAAGTAATCTCAAATCAGTATATAATACTAGACTCACTGGGTCATAAATCCATTTTCCATCAACCATTCTCTAGTCTTTGGTGTTGGTTCATATACTTCCCACATATTGCCGTCAGCACATGATTGCAATGCTTTCATCGTCATACCTTCGGTCTTTCCTGCCCAAGTTGCTTCTTTCTCCCAGGGTATAGCAGCAGGTTGGAATGCATATGCTCTCCGTGCCATCTCTTGCCACAACTCAGGCACGTCTTCCTCATTGTGAATAATAGCAATCATATTGTTCTTAATCGTACCTGCCATACAATCTTGTGCAGCGTGCCATCCCTCATGACGCATTACACTCATAAGCGTACCAGGACGATGCATGAATGCTTTATTCAGAAAGAAATTATTTCCTACAGTATGATAAACTCCACGATGACCTACAGGAAAATACTTCTCATCTGCTAGAAACACGTTAACTCCGACTTTATCAAGGGCAACGAGCATTGTGTTGAACTCGTTAGTAACAAAATCAAAATCACTATCAGGATACTGATCAGCAATAGTTGCGATACTTTCGACTTTATCGACTCCATCAGTACACTCCCGCAACAACATACAACCCATAGCATCATATGTATAATATCCCTTCGTTGGATTAGCTTCAACTGAAGGGATATGTGAGGCACTAAGAATAAGTCCAGATATAATATATTTCCACATAAAAAAAGAGGGTCTTAGGACCCCCTCATTATACCAGACTTATCAGTCTTCTGCAAGTTTTTGGAAGTATGAGAGAGCATCATCTGCGTCCTCATCTACGATTTCCGATTCTTCTGCAGAAGAAGTAGTTCCACGTCCTTCACTAAGATCTTCTAGAGTTTCCTCTTCTTCAACTTCAGGTTCTGGAGCATTAAGTTTTTGTTTACGTCCAAGAACTGCATCTAGACGCTTTTTGAGAGCATCATAGGTTTTGAACTTGTCATCGGAAGTAAACTCATTAAGATCAACAACCTTGTTATAAATTTCTTCTAGTTGATCATCGTCATCCATTAGAGGTTCGACACGACCAAACTCAGAAGAATCATAGTTCCAATAACCAGCAACCTGTTTGATCTTCAATTTGAAGTTAGCACCCTTCCAGAAATCAAAAGGATTGATAGGATCTTCATCCTCAAACTCGGGTTGCATTGCTGCGGTGATCTTATCAAAGATCTTTTTGCCAAATTTGTAAAGTTTAACTTGTCCTTCGTTTTCGGGATTGGCAGCATCCTTAACCACATAAACATTAGCGTAGTAGGACAGTTTACGTTTCTGTTTACGTGCGATTTCTTTATCAGCATCATTGCCACTGTTCCACAGACTGCGGTTCAGTTCTCCAACGGGATCATCCTTTCCAATGGTGGTCAAGGAGTTTTCAATATACCATCCACCAGGACCTTGGAAAGCGTGAGACCAGACTTGATTCCAGGGAAGTTCACAGTTGGAATGTGCAGGAAGGAAACGAATTACTGCATAGCCGTTACCAGCCTTATCTACAGTTGGTTTCCAAAAACGATCATCATCATTACTACGCTTTTCATTCAGTTTCTCCACCTTCTTAATCAGTTTATTGGTGAGAGATCCAGCGCGGGATTGTTTTTTCAGATCGGCAAAGGACATGTGTGTTCTCCGTATTTGTTCGTATTGTGTGTATTGTACGTATTAAGTATACGTGTGTTTGGGTTATTCGTCAAGACCTTTTTCGAGTCTATCAAGGGTTTGTTCGAGATCTACAAAGAACTCTTCAATGTCTTGGTCATCTCTCATACCAAGCATCTTAGCAGAATCAAGAATTGCATTCTTCATTTCAAGTGCTTGAGGATCATCAGACAGTTTCAATCTAAACATAAAGTTTTTTTGTTTTTCAAGAATGGATCTCATAACCCTGAGTTGTTCCATTCCTTCATCATAATCTATGGGTTTATTGAACCCACGTTTCATCATTCCACTAATCAATTCTTCTTGAAGTTCATTGATCTCAGCAATAGAGGAACGAACAACTGGGGAATCGAAAAAATCACTCACAACTAACTGTCTCCCTTAAAATTCGCTTGCAGTCTTTGACATCAATATTTAGAAAGGGTTTATACTTTCTAATTTTAAAACTTACGGTTTCCCACACTGGATCAAAGAGTTTTTGATCGTATTCGTGAGTAAACTGTAAGATCGAATCTAATATTACCATAGTTTCGATAGAAAGCACACCCTGTATGTGTTTTCTTAGAAGATCGGGATGAGAGGATCCCTTAATTTTGAAAATGTTGTTGAAGTTATGACTCAAAAACACTTCAGATTCTACCTGAAATGTGGACATTAAAGTTTTTTGCCTAAACACCCAAGATGTATAGACACCTTCACCCGATTTTATAATCTCTCCGATCCACAGTTTAGATGGATCGGAAGATTGACTAAAATTTGCCAGGAAAAAATCTCTGATCTCGGCATCAGATCTTTTTCTTGACATCCGTTCAAAGAAATACTTATCCTTTCTTTTATTAAATCCAGCTTTAGATGCAGATACTCTACCTTTGTACTTAAAGAAGTCGTAAGTCTCCTTACTAAAGTGGTTTTTAAAAGCCAAATAAGTTTGATAGACCTCGACTGCTTCCATCAGAGGGGCAGACGAGATCTAGTGGTTTTCTTCAGATAGTTGAGATCCATAGCCTCAACTTTTAGTTTTTCTTTGAGTGGTTTTGAAATCAGTTTGCTTGTTGACTCCAACTCTATATTGTTTTCTTCGCAATAAGTGATAATTGCTTCAATATAATTCAGATCGGAAGACTGAACTAATTTTTCGATATCTTGAGTAAATTTTGTTTGACACAAAAACTTTGCTTTCAATAGATCGTTGACTTCTTTATCCATACTCTCCGAGTTTGTATGTGACGAATTCTTTGATATATTTGGTAAGAAGTTTAATATAGTCACTTTTGTTCCGTTTTTCATAAACTACACATTCTCCATTTTCTGCCGCCATAATGGTGACAATCTTCTTAACTGGGATACCTGTCATTTCAAAATACATGCAGGCATAAGCGGTTTCTTGAACAAAATACTGTTCAATCCACTTTTCGGGTTTTGGTTTCTTTGATGTCTTGAAATCGATAATGGACAACTCTCCATTATACTCCGCGATGCAGTCAACTCTGCCAGCAATACCAAGATAATTGCTGTATAGAGCTTTTTCTATTGCGTGTATATTATTTATGTTGTCTATTTTATCCTTTGCAGTAAGAAATAAAGCCTTTGTGGTAGGCAACATATCGATTTCAGAAAGAGGAACATTTTTTATATACTGTTCACAAACTTCATGAAAATCTGTTCCTCTTCGAGTTGCAACTGTGGTTACTTTGTTGGCTTCCTCTTCCCCAACTCGTCGTCTCCAATCTTGGAAAACTTTCCTATTATAAAAACTAGTTACGGATGTGATCGAAGGATAAGGACCACTACACCCAGGCGGATAATAATATCTAACTCCATCAATATTGACAGCTTCAATATCACTATCACCAAGAGTGTTTAGATAAACAAACATTACAATGCAAGTGCTAATTTAGTAACCAGATAGTTCCTAACAAGACCAGAACGAACAATATCATCAAGATCAAATTCAATAACTCCGAAATCTTCTTCCATAACTTCAATAATTTTTTTGAAATCTAGAATTCCATTTCGCTCATACGATTTGGTAAGATCAGTCTGTGTGGAGTCCCCACAAAAAATAATTTTGCAGTTATCACCAACTCTTGTAATTATACTATCTAATTCATGAAAATTCAAGTTTTGCATTTCATCTACTAACACAATACAATTATCCATGGTTGTACCACGAATAAAAGAAGTGCTCCAGAAAGAAATAGTCTCTTGAGTTTTCAAATTGCCATAGAGCATTTCAAAGTCTGCGTCTGTAGGTAACTCGAACATGTATCGAACCATATTCTTATATGGGATCTGATACAAGGCAGACTTATCGTCATGGTCTCCTGGGAGAAATCCAATCTCTCTGGTAGAAACTAAAGATCTTACGATATAGAGTTTCTCATATGGAGTATTTTCGTCCAGTACATCTCTAAGTGCTTTGAATAAACTAATAAATGTCTTACCAGTACCAGCAGCACCATATGCAAAGATGTTCTTACCTTCACCATAATGATCAAAAAGAATCTTCTGATTAGCAGTAAGAGGTTCAATGTCAACCATCATGTCGGCATTGATTGGTTTGCGACGACGCATTTGTTTAGCCGTCATTCCCACTCCAATGGGATCATCTTGATTTCTCTTCCTTCGTGCCATAATTCTATCGCGATAGTTTATTCCTTCGTCCTCGGATACCAGCAGATTTCTCTGATTTCTTGAGAACTTCGTTCCAACCTGGGTGCTTATTGACGAGTTTATCTTGCCACTCACCAACTTCACCAACACCAGGACAAGTACTAGGGTCTGAAAAGTCTCGAATCCATTCGGGATTGTCTTCTTTCCACTGATCCCAATCGTGAACGCTCATCGTCACTTCTTGGGTTTCCCCCGTTTTTGTGTTAACTACTGGGTACGTCGCCATCTTCCTCCTTCTCTTTATTAAATCCGAAAGGACCATCTTTCTTTTCTAGTGCAAGTTTTAATGCAACACCACCAACTGCTTCCATAACTTTCAAGATGTCCTCCGATTTAGCATCTTCACCAAGTTCTTTGGCAATGTACCAATACTTAGGCCAGAAAGTTTCTCCTGCTTTTTGATAATCTTCAAGTGTTAATAGTTTCATGACCATTCAAGTGCTTCAGATACTGTGGGGAATTGTTCAATAAAAATTTGTTTGCAGGACTCTGCAAGATCCATATGTTCTTTTTGCGTTCCATTTGCAGACCGCAATTCGATATAATGAATCCAAGAACGACATGTGCCCGTCATGTAGATTTTTGTCGGCGTAGCAAGCGGCATCACCATGCGAGCACATTCCTTAGCCACGTCATGTAGAAGAAGTTCTTCATAGAGAGCACGACTCTTCATGAAGTGTTCTTCAATCTTACTCATAAGTTGAACTTTCGTTAGAAGGTCCAAATCATCTGTAGAATTCTGTCTATTTTTGGTATCTTGCCGACGAAGATCGGGTACAGGAATATCTTGGGAAAGAAGTTGAGTACTAGCATACCGTTGCGAAAACTCTTGATATGTGAACGAACGGTGCCTCAGCACTTGAGCCGCTATAGCTCGTGTAGTCTCAAGTTCAAGAGTCATAGAACTCTGTTCAAACACACTCCAATGATTGTGTTTGATGCAGTATCGAAGGAGACCTGCATAGTTTTCATTGTCCTGATTAGCTGGATTTGATACTCTGGCAACATAAGCCATGAGTTTCTCCGCATCAGGAGTAATAGTGATAAGTTTTGCGCTGTTCATTAATCAATCAGGATAGCCGTCGTCATCATCTCTACCTTGATAAAAAAATTGTGATTTTTGATCTTCGGAAGAAGTAGTGTAAGACTCTACATCCGAATAGACTTCGGATTTAAGAGCATTAACAAGAAGTTCTAAATTCTTTATGATAAGTTTTAGTCGATCTTTGTTCATAGATTATACCACATTAAACGAAATAGTTGAAATTAATAACACACCTTTGGAGGGTGTCAGTGCTTGTAGTTCCCGTATGATTCTCATTTGAATCAAAAACAAGGAGACGGTTACCTACACTATCAACCTCCATGCCATTTTCAAAAACGGTTTTTCCGTTATTTGTATTTACATAGTATATTGCTGTAATGCAATTGTCAACGTCATGATGAAAATCGTGTTGGATTACTTCTGGTTGTTGAACATGCATATTAGCTTTTACCCTAACAATAGCAACTGGATTAATTTGATCAATAATGGGTTGAATCAGTGGGTAAAATCTACTTACTGGTTGATGATTAGAATAAAAAACGTGGGTAAACTGATAGAACCCATCATCGGGTCTGTTTACTCCACGGCAAAAATTCCAATCTATTTCTTTTCCCAACATTACCTCATTGACAGTCTTATATACCTCTTCAGGCAAAAAATTGTCAATGATTTCGTAATTCATTTTGTAAGTCGGGTAATTTCAAAAATGTTTGATTTGAGATACTTTTTTTGTTTTTTGTAAGTCTTCATGAGTTTATTAAACTCATCCATATTAACACTTACTTTTACTTTGGGGTTTTCTTCCGTCATTTTTTCTTTTTTTCTTTGCTGTATCCATAAAGTTTGGGATTGATTCTACCTTCTGTCTGGGTCATATTTTTGAACCCAGTATTGTACGTATCCCAGTAATGATCAAAAAGATCTACTTTTTTGGATGACATTGCAATGTCGTAACATGTGGTTTCACCATCAACATATTCAAGTAAGTAAGCGGTATATGGAAGATTTTTATCTTGTGCGAGATTCGGATCACATTTTGAATGGAGAATGGTTATTTTACTCAACTACGCCCTCCCCACTGAATATCTGGATATGCTTCCGATACCAACTCTTTAGTAATTTTATATTTGGTTCCGAGAAGTTTATCCTTAACGAGAATGAGCAAATCAGCTTCTGATGGATGTAAAGTCTCAAGAAGACCAATGAACATAGACTCTCTCTTGATCTTATTCAGCCCATCGTTACCACCTTTTACGAAATTATAGAACATATCAGCTTTAGCACGAATAGTGCTACGATTTGCTACTCCAGCTTCTCTATTGGTGATTTGATCACTATCTACTGGTTGATAAGGAACATCACCTTCTGGAAGCATAGAAACTACAGTTTCATCAAAGTTCCAAATAAAGAGACTCTTAACAGAATTATCTCCATGTTGCTTGAGTAGGGAGATTTTTTTGGTTTTGACTCTTTCGGAATCAACTGCTTCCAGAAGTTCATGGACCATAGGATTGGGTGGCAGTTCTTTCTTTTTGACTGCCACCGTTTTGGGTTTACTTGACGTGGATTTGACAGTAGTCTTTCTAATCCTCGTCGTAGGTTTCTTCGTCGTCATAGTCATTCTCAAATCGTACAGCTAAAATTTCATCTGGCAAAACATTACCATTTTCATCATACATTTCTGGATGGAGGGCGGGTACTGTCTGTGAGATAAACAGGTTGTTTTGTTGTGCAAGCCAACCAATTATACCACCGACGAGCAGTAATGTCACATTAAGTAGACAAAATATCGCAATAATTGCAGCATCCATGAGTCTTTCCTCCGAGGTCTTACTTCTTTTTTATGTTTAGTGAAACCTTGAAAAAGAAGTCGTATTCTCGTTTGAAAAGAGAAACCAATTTTCCAAAGCTCACCTCCCAGGTGTTCCTTTCGTCTTTAGGCTTTGGTTCCCCCCTTAATATTAATTCCACACCTTTATTTATGTGAAAGTTATGACGTTCCACTTAAAAAATGCGTTGTTCTTTTAGATATTGAACCGTTTCATTGCCGTTACCGACATATACACCGTCCTTTTCCACTTGAGGCATGAGAGTTTTTCCTGGGAATTTAATTTCAAAATCCTCCTCACTATAATCTTCCCCTAGAAGGAGATAATCATAGTCCTTCCCCAACAGTTCCAATACCATTTTTAGTTTGTGGCACATACCACAATCTTCTTTTCCGTAAATTGTAAACATTTTTTTTATAATGATAGTAATTCTACTTCGGACCAGTTTTCACGAAAAACACATAATGCGGTTAACGTAGTTTCATTTATACAAACTGTAAAGTATCTATCTAGAATAACAAGAACTCTACCCGTAACGTATTGATCTGGTGCCGTTTGAATCTTGACCATGCAATCAGGTTTTAGTTGCAACCTGTTCTCTATATTGGAGAAAGTGCTGCTCGCAGTTTGATACCGACTGGTTTCCTTGCGATACCCAGTCATGACAAAATTCGTAGAGGAAGCGGACATTTGAAAGTGTGTTGTATTTTTTGAGTGCTAAAAATACTTCTTGTCGAAGATTCATGCGTTCTTCGGTATATCTCCAGTCTTCACTCATTATTAGTATCTTCCAATGAATGTTCCATAGTGTCCATCAAACTATCTATATGAATTAAACTATCAAGTTCTGCAATCATAGTTGCAATTGTTTTTGCAACAAAAGGTCTTTCGGACCTAGCGGAAAAAGCAAGTGCATTACGCAAACTAGATTCTGAGTCTTTAAGTGATTCTAATACTGATTTACTTAGTGCCATTAATTGAATCCCAATCTTTTTGAAAACGTTCTAAACCACTGTCCGTCAAAATGTGATTATACATTTTATCGAAAATTCCAACGGGAAGAGTGCATACTTCGGAACCATAAGCGAAACATCTAGATACGTGATGAACATCACGAAGAGATGCTGAAAGAATATTAGTGCGAACCATATGTTCTCTATAACACATGGAGATAGAACGCACAAGTTCTACACCACTGAAAGAATTGTCATTGAGTCGGCCAACAAATGGAGAGACATAGGTTGCATCTGATTTCGCAGCCAAAATTGCCTGAGCAACAGAGAATACGAGAGTAACATTAGTAGTGAATCCATCACCACGCAAAGCCTTACATGCCTTTAGTCCCTCAACAGTGCAAGGTACTTTAATTGTAACATTATGCAGTTCCTTGAAAGCCTGAGCTTGATCAATCATTTCAGGAGCATTGTCTGCAACCACTTCAGCGGAAATAGACTCGAAGTGTGGAAACTCCCCAGAAATACGTTTAATGACCTCTACAGGATCTCCACCACTCTTTAGGATAAGAGATGGATTGGTGGTAACTCCATCAATGAGACCAGTTGAGTCTCTTTTTTGAATTTCATCAAAATTAGCAGTATCTAAGAAAATTTTCATGACTTACATTCCTTACGACATTTTTTTACACTTTTAAGTTCGTCTTTGATCAGTTGATATGCATCTTCTGCAGAAATTTTTCTTGCCATTTCCATGGCAGTAATGATCTCAACTCTTGTTCCAAAGTGTTTTAGTGCTTCTTCAAAGCAATTTAGTTCCTCATACACGGTTTTTTACCTCCCTATCACTACAAAAACGTTCCGTTCCTGTAGCTGTTTTAATTTGTTCAATGTTCAACCATTGTTGTTCTATTTCATCGACCAAATACATAATTCTTTTTTCTTGAATTTGATTTTGTTCGATCAAATAAGCAATAGTATCCGATAATGTTTGTCGATTGCCGTCACCATCTTTAATCCAAATGGAGTATGAATTACGAAATTTTTTAACTAGATTAATTCTAATTAAAACATAAAAAACAAAATTACTCAGTATGATAGTGAGAAAAGTATTCATAATATGATAACGGTTTTTATACTATAGAACATCATCGCTTGTTTGTAAAGCGGGAACGAAAGAATATTCATTTTTCCATCTGAATTTAGTATTATTCAAAATTCCAGTTTCTGAAATCTCCTTAGTCTTAGTCTCTACCCAGCTATCAAATAGTTGCAATACTTCGGTCAATTTACAGATCAAAGCGGTATCGTCAGTTTCAACAGAATACTTAATAGCACTACGAATATGTTTAGTTGCCTCTGCGATGTGGCATTTTGCCGATTGGTTCATGATGCTCAAAATTTTTTTTTTAGAAAGTCAATAATTTCTTGATAGTCTTGCCAAAATCTATCGCCAACAGTGTATCTTGCTTGAGTGTTCCGAAGAGAATCTAGAATAACTAGAAGTTGTTTTTCTGATAGGTTTTCCATGTTATTTTGTGTAAAAGTTTCCTGCTATGATAATTCTATTATGTGAATTGTTTTCAGGAACTTCATGTCGTTCCTTTCCATCAAATACTATGCAAAGCCCAGGTTCTGGATCAAACTGTTTCCCTAGGTCGGGAAAAACTATTGGTGAAGATCCAGGTGGAGCATTTACATAATAAACAAAAGAGGTGGTATCATCACCATGAGTATGAACTTCAGCATAATGTCCCTCATTATAAACAGCTCCCCAAATTTCTGAGTGAACGGATACCCGTGGTTCAGAAATTTGAAATGTTTTCAAAACCCATCTGCCAAGTTCTTTGAATACTGATGGATAACAATTATATGGAGTTCTTTTATGGACATATAGATTGGTATCCTCATCCTCGCCCATATTAGGTAAGAAATCAATCCATTCGATTAACTTTGGATTTATTTCTTCATAATCTGGATATTTAGATGTCCGTATCATATCTCCTGAGAGGCATATTCTTTAGAAAAGCAAACACTATTAAATTTACCCAAAAATCCATCCAAAGATATTTTAGTATGTTGACTATGAATGTCAACTGATACCACCTTATATGTAGAACCTATTTCCAAGATTTCATTGGGATCGTCATTATTCCCCCACTTTACTTGTTCGGGAGAACACCCAAGAAATACAACATTGTCGCCTTCATTGATAATCATTGAACTCAAATCTTATGTTCCAAGAAATAATTAGACGAGATTTATCTGATACGACAGGATCGGTGAAATGCATTACATTTGAAGGAAATATGATAATATCCCCCTCTTTTACATTTGGGGGCACATGAATCATCGCTTCATGAGTAGTAGGAAGCAATGAACTACTCAGAAACTTAGTAGGAAGATGTTCTTTTTCGTCATATTCCACAAAACAAACTGCACTATGACCAGCAGATCCATGATTATGAATTCCATGGCAACAATATTTTTCCGAATTTTCAAACCAAGATGTTATAATTTTAAAATCAAAAGCCTTTAATTCATGAAGAGCAATTTCTAATTCGTTTTCAAATATTGTGGGCAAGTCACTAGAGTAATAATCAAGATTTCTATCCAGTTGATGATGATAATCCGTATAGACGCGAGTTCCATCCATATCATCTTTTATCAATTTGTCAGACCGTAATATAGAAAGCAATATTTTCTTTTTACTTTCCCAATTTTCCGATCTTATGTGCAAATAATTTGGTTCTGGAAAAATTGGACCATTGTATATAAGTGTCACTTTAAATTCTTGCTACGGTTTCCTGAAGTTTCATATACATCTTTACTTGACATCTGAGCATTTCTTTGAGAGTTTCTACATCATTACATGCATCAATCTCTCTGGACATCTTCTCATACTCAAACATCTTTGCCGTACTAGACAGAGTAATATCAGAAGAATTCATACACCCTCCAAAGATAATATTTAGATGCTACCACAAAAAAAGAGGGGTGACAACCCCTCTCGTTTATTTTTGGAGGAGAAGAATCTCTCCGTAAAGTAATGTCATCGCCGCAACACAACCAAGGGTAATTGACCCTACGATTTGTAGTGCTTCCATGACATCACTTACTGTAGTTGCGGCCGCGATAGCAAAAAGTGCCATGCACTTCTTCGCCTTCCTGCTTGCACTCATACTTGACACCACGATATGTAGTGTGCATGATTTGTGCATCGTGCAGACGTGCTGCTTTCTCAATTTGCTTTTTGATGATTGTAAGTGTGTTCATTTGTCGTACCTGAATGAATGGAAAGTTAACCTTCTCACCTTTCGGTGGATCCGTTTTCCCGTTCCTTCAGTCGTTTGCGTCCTAGTTTTTGAGACACTTTAGCGTCATGAATCTACCAAACAATTTTGATAGAAGTTTTTCTTTATCGCGATCACTCATGTTGGATTCCATTACGGTCTCTGCAACTTCTCTGACCTGTAAACAGGTCATTTGAGGACCCCGATTAAGACTCGCCAATAGTGCTAACTCAATCATAGGATGAACGCTCCGTTCCGCGACTTACTTGCGTCCTAGATTAACATACCATCGCATTTACCTTCAACCTTTGATTTAAGATAACCAATAAGGTTATACTTAGATCGTCGATCCAAGTTGTCATCCATAAGGATTTCAACTCTTCTCTGTAGGAACCTTTCACAAGACATATGCCACCCGTAGGGGTTGGTGTCATCATGATGGGCAAGGGTTAATGCCAGCAGTATGCTTATCATTGGATGAACGTAGGTCTATTATAGACCCTATAGAGTATATAGGCAAGTAGTTATGTAATATGTGATACAGTTTATTTATTTTTTTTATAGACAAAATTATTGCGGGTCAAGACTAGTCCTGCCCGCTTCGTTTCAATATAATTGGAGAAATTTCCAATGTTTTGATTTTGCCACTCTGTAATTTTTTGTTCTTTATAGGGATCATAGAATGACTGTCTATTGTACCATGTGCGCCAGTCCTCATGGGACTTGTCTTTATTGCAGTCATTACATGCACAAACAAGATTTTTGGTTTCGTCGGTGCCTCCTGCAAAACGGGGTATAACGTGATCGAGAGTGAGATGTTCCCGTGACCCACAGTAGGCACATTTGTAATCAAAAGATTGTTTTATAGAGTCTTTCCATATGCGTCTAGCTTCTCCTGGTGAACAAGTGTGAAGATTAAAAAGATAATCTTCGGGTGAGCTAAAAACTTCCATGCATTTCTGCTGAAGACAAAATTATTTAGGATTTATCAATCAGTTTATTTCCTGTAACAATTGTATCCATTTCACTCTTACGGAAAACTCCAATAACGTCATTAATCCTTCCCGCGATTGGTTTTTTGTTGACATTCAATGAGGTATTGAGAAGCATTGGAATACCCGTCAACTTTTCAAACTCAGAAATTAATTTGTAATAATCTTCATTCTGTTCAAGAGAAACAGTCTGGTGCCTACAAGTTCCATCAGCATGTGTAATTGATGGGAATCTGTCTGGTTCCAGAACATCAGTTACATACAACATATGGGGCGATGGACCATTCCAATAGAAATATTGTGATACCTTTTCTTCCAATATAGAAGCACCAAATGGTCGGAAAGGTTCTCTCTTCTTTACCTTCTTATTAATAAGATCTTTCCCATCTTCAAGATCAGGTCGCATAAGGATGCTCCTGTTTCCTAATGCTCTAGGACCGACCTCTCCATGACCCTGATACCACCCTACAACCTCACCCCTAGCAAGTCTCTCCGCAGTGTCCTTTATGACCTCCTGAGAGGGTCTCTGAGGGGGTGCCTGGTCCGTCTGCCAGTAGGGGAAACCATCCCGAGGGAATGGTGCTTCAGAGAAGTGTTTTCGGAGGTATTCAACGCATCCTAGACTCAATCCCTGATCATTTGCATGAGGAGGAATTACTAAATTTGGAATGTTATCTCTCAGAACTTTATTGATGATTGTATTCTGAGCAATACCACCACTATATCCAACAATATCATCAGGTTTAATGAATTCTTGGAAATGTTTCAAATAAACCTGTTCTGTGTGTTCATGAGCAGTAGCAATAAAATCTGCCATCCACTGAAGATCATGTGGATATGAGTTTCTAACCGCATCAAAGTTCCAAACTTCATGAAGATTATCAATACCATCAATCAATTT